ATCATGTCCATGCTTAGATACATCGTTAAGCAGTTTTTTAAGTAACCACACTTTTAATTTAAGTATCATTTTGTTCCTTGTTAAGTTTAAGTTCTACTGTTATATATTTACTTGTAAAGCCATACATTTTAGCCCATAATTTAGCTACTGATTCTGTTACTGCACTACCTGTTACTCTGTCGCATCCTTGATTCTGTGTCCAATCTAAAAACTGCTGCCAACCATCTTTTGTATTCTTACCACCTATATAAGATATATACATCTGTCTAAATCTAGGAAAGTTATACTGTATTGTTGTTAACGCACAATGACATTTGTCATCTCTCATTACCATTAATAGCTGTTGCTCACCTCTACTGCATACATACCTTAAATCGTTAAGTTCAAACTCTCCATTACCTTTTTCTATTGCTAACTTCAAATGTGGCTCTGCCATATGCCAATACTTATGTACTAATTGTGGCGGTACTACAAATAACTGTGATTTCATCCTTACCCCTATAAAGTTTTCATCCAAGTACAACATAATCAAATTTAGTTCCACTGTCGCCTACAAAACCTACCTTTGCTTCGCCTTTACTTTTACTTTCTATAAAAGGTAATCCAAACTCTGAATTAGACCTTGCACTAAATAAAATAACTGACTCTGTTGATATTCTTTCATCTACCAGTATGTTAGTTCCTGTGTAAACTGTCATTGTTCCTGTTGCATTAATCTTACCACTCATCATGCCATTAACGACTTCAGAAACATCTCTGTTAGTCCATATCCCATTAAAAGGTAGTATGCGATACATGATTCCTTTTTTAGCCATTATTCTAATAACCCCCAACCTAAATCTTGCTTTTTATTATTATTACCACCCATAAAGGTATCTTGGAAAAGTATATCTGCCTCTAGGTTTGGTGTGTTTACATGGCTATCATAGGCTGATAATAATTTATCTGACCACCCTTGAAACAAGCTATTGTTATTTTGTTGCCCAAATATATTCATAGCACTATTGTTTTGCATACCATTCATAACATTACCACCTTGATTTTGTCGTGGAAAGTTAGCAAAGTTCTCAAAGTATGAACGCCCACCATTGTCACCTTGATTTGCAAAGTTAAATGCCCAGTTACCTAGCAAACCTTGTTGTATTGCTGGGTCTTTTGATATACTGCTAAACGGGTTGTCAAAGTTGATGTTTTTTTGTTGCTGTTGTTGTGCAATCATTACCATTATCTTTCTCCTTGAGGTGTTACTGTTAAATCAAATCCTACTGCTTTTGTCCAAGCTCCTGTTGGCTGCACTCTAAGTCTGTGATACCTACCACCACTTCGTAGATCTGCTCTATTTTCTTCGGAGGTAACTGATGGCGCACCAAAGTCAATTAAGCCATCAAGCTTATTCCGAGAGGTTATTTGAAAGTTAGCACTGCCATTCTCTATAATAGGTTGAGCTAATGTTGCTACACTAAACATACCAAATTCCATATCATTAGTCGTTAGATAGCAGTCTACAGGTACTAAGTCAAATGTAACAACATGAGCCTTAGTTGCACCACAAAAAGCAAACTTGCCACCAATAAATAACTTAGAGTCTAATGACATTGGCATAGTATCTAAAACAGGGTAGTCAGTATCTAATGAATCTAATGTTCTTCCTTGAGTTGCTAATTCTGCAACAACACTTGCTTCAGTTACTCCAGTTGACCATTTGTTTGTTTCGTAGTTATAGAACATCATACCTCTTGCTGGTGTTTCCTTATCAGGTCTAGGATAGTTCCAAACAATCAATGATTTTAATGGATCTACAGCAACACTAATATCTTCAGCTTGTGTTTGGTCAAATTGATTAAAGAACCAATCATTAATCTTACCTTCACCAATAGGAGTTACTGTTGAACCATCACAAGCTACAAAGCCTGATTCTGATAACCAATAACCTATACCATTGTGAGTGATAGCAGATGTACCTGATAAACATCCTGTCTTATCTGATATTTGGTCAAACTGCCATATCAAGGGAGTCCCAATATATGACATTCTTGTTACTGCTTTATCTTGTAAAACTAGTCCAAATTCACCACCTAGAACAGCTCTTATTTCACCACCTGATGGTAATGTTTGAAAGTCTGCTTGGTTAACATCGGTGCTTACCCAGTCATTCTCATTATTTAAATCTGACCATTGTACTTTACTGTATGGCTCAATTCCTTTTTCTTCATCACCATCAGCTATGCAATTACCAGCCACCACAAAATCTCTAACTACTGCCATTGTCCTAGCTCTTGGAGCAGAGGTTATATCTGAAAATAAACCACCATCACCTAGTACATATCTTTGAATCTTTTGTATTCCATTTGTGGCAAGTACAGCTTTTCCGAACTGAAGAAACTGCCAATTTTGTTGCGATGTTGTATAACCCTCAGACCTTGATACATCTGCTATTGAGCCACCTGCTCTTAATAATATGTCGTTTTGACGATATATGTACTTGTCTGTACCAGCAAATATAACAACCTCTGCTTTATCTTGAGCAACAAACAATGAGTTAATATTTTCGCCACTTGGTGTGTCTGCCGAAACTCTTTTTGGAGCTGGAAATGGTGCGTAACCTGTAGAGCTAGAATAGATATTGTAAGCCATATCTAAGTTAGCAGTTGGACTTCCTTCTGTGTCAGGTAGGTCAGGTCTCCACTCACCAAATAATATTCTTTGTGCTTTCATTAACTTCCTTGTCCTTTAGGGTTTGGTTTTACTAGACTAATGTATTGTAAGGTAACTTGTCCGTTACGATTGCCTGTGCTTTTGCCACTGTAATAACCGCCACCACTAATTGTTGTTCCTGAATAGGTTTGTGTAGAATAAAAGTTTTTCTTACCGCCTGTTCCACCGCCTGTTCTACTGTTGCTTCTTCCTAGTGTAGAACTCATGTTTCTAGGGTTATTTCTACTTACCCACCATGTAGGCGGTACATTAACATTAACTGTTGTATAAAGTGGGTATCCTGAAACTGTTTGGCTTGAGCTAAAATAAGAATATAAAGAGACAGGTGGCATAGTCACACTACTTGCATAATTTGAAGTAGATAAATTACCTATAACAGTCACTTGCTTTCCTCTAGCACTTCCTAATGATATTTGAGAATTAACGACTCTTCCACCACAAAAAGCTCTAATTAGAGTATCATTCATACTTACTGTTTGTGTTGGCGAATATCCCTCATGCGCATTTATTTGGCCTATAGAAATTGAGCCTGAACTTGGTAGTCTTCCGGGCATTATTCTTTTCCTTTCAAAAATAGTATTCTATCGTCTAAATCAGAGAATACATTGTATGCAGTTGTTCCGTTGTTAGTCTTCCATAGCTTAATCATCTCAAGTAGTAATCCCTCAAGATAGGATAGGTTATCGTAGTTCTGTTTAAATTTCTGCTTTATCTGATCTAAAGTCATTATACAGTTTTGAAAGCAGTTACGTTGTTCTCACAAGTTAAAGCACCATTATTATCTAGTCTCATTACATTGTTTCCACCATACTGAAAGTATAAAGAAGCACCTGATTGGGAAATTGACCAACCTGAACCAATGCTTAATCTACTGCTAACATTAGTGTTAGTAGAATTTACTGTGGTTGCAGTGACATTAGTAACGCTAATGTTACCCCCAGTAATGTTTACAGAGTCTGCATCTTGGTCGCCCATAGTGCCGTGTTCAGGCAATGTTCTCCATTCAGGGGTTGATGAAGAACCGAGAGATGTTAATACTTGACCATTAGTTCCTAGCGCACCATCCATAGCAAAAGAGCCAGTAATGTTTGTTGCTCCTGTCGCAGTAAAAGCACCTGATACAGTTAATGGGTCACCTCCAGCACCTAACTGCCAATCTTTAATTTGAGCCATCATTTCACGCATAGCATCATTTACATAAGATGGAGGACAATCGTTAGAGATGTTTATGCCATCAATATCTGTGTTATTAGTTGCTACAACATCCCATTCTGAAACTTTAGTCTTTGCCATTGTTTATACCTTATTTGTTTTGAAGTTTATATGCTGCAAGATTACATGGATCATACTTCCACTGTGTCATTGTGTTATGAAATTTAGGGTTAGCCTCTCTACATTCGTTATATGATTTATAAGCCTTAACTCCAGCCCAATCATTTTCAAATCCTAATCCTACCGCTCCTAATAAAGCTACTATTGCTACTATGTGCATAATTATTTCCTCTAGTTAATTTTGTTCCAATCGGAACTTTGTTTATAATCCCATTCGTCTGTATTAGGATTAACTCTTACCCAACCCTCACCAGCAATCTCACTACTACCTACAAGAGTTGCTACGCCCTCAATCATTGCTACCCCAACAACCTTATGATTTGCTTTTGCTAGTAAGATCGCTCTTGCAGTAATACTTGCCTTACCGCCATTTTGGTCTATTCCTTCTGCCTCTAAATCAGCAATAGCATAAATGTTAGCTTGACCTACTAAACCTTTTCCACCTAATATAGATAAGTCAGCAGTGGCTAATATAACTGCTTCACCATCTACAACTTCAGCTATATCAGGAAGTGATGAGAATGGAAGGCCTGAAAAAGGAGCTATCCCTAACATTACTTAACCTTCTTTTCTAGTTCATCTAATCTTGCTGATAGTTTCTCAATGAGTTTATCTTTGATAGCTAACTTCTTGTCTACTTCTTCTGCTGAATATGTGGCAGTAGTTGATTTAAACATTTGTCCATCAGGGCCAATTACAACATTTGGAGTTGCTGCTCCTTCATTGTCATTAACCCCATACATATAAGTTCTGCCATCAGGAATAATCTTCACACCAAGATTACCGCCAGACATAAGACCTATTGGGTCATTAGATTCAATGATTGCATTACCAGTATCACTATAAGAAGGATTTAAGTTAATCTCTTGACCGTCTCTTGTAAGCTTAACAAAACCATCACCATCAACAATCATCTGTGTAGCGTAAGTATCACTACCTGTTCTTTGGCTAAATACAAACTTACCCTTGTTGTCTCCACCCCTAGAATAAGTAATAAAGCCTTTTGAGGTAGCACCATCTGCTACATTAAATCCTAAAGAGGTATAGTTGTTATCACCTGTTCCATCATCACCATTTGGATTTGTTAGGGCTAATGTTTGTTTAGGTTCAGCAGTATTTACTTGTGCTTCAGAGTTATCATAAGTAGCTTTTACTTGACCATCATGAACAGCATAACCCAATTCATCTTTCCATATGCTATCACCACCTATTGCTACAGGCATTTTAGCTTCGTACCATTGTAATAGAGGCACATTATCTACATTTTCTACAGAATAAGTAGAACCTGATGGAACTGTAAAGTTTACTGTCATGTACTGTTGTTCAGAACCTTGTGCTCCTGTTCTTCCATGAACATTACCATCTATGTAGACAATAAGTGACTGACCTCCACCTACACCTGAAGCATAAACTGTAACTTGCAAGGGTGAGTCATAGCTATTAGTGTAGGCAGTGTTTGCTGACCTCTCTGATAACTTATCTTCCCACACCATCTTCTCTGGAGTATAGCTACCACCACCTGAACCACCTGTACCTACTTTTTGTATGTCTACTGTTGCAAAGATACCATCATTAACAGGATTTAAGTTACCAAGACCATTAGTTTTAGCGACCTCTGTAGTGTGTGTAACTGCATATGTATGAGGTTCTGTTAAAGTAACACTATAATTACCATAAGAAGTATTAGAAGCATTATCAAGAGTGTAATTAACTGTTCCTGTATTAACATATTGACTATCTGTGTAATCATATAAACTTACATTATGTGCTTCTACTTTGTTTGCTGGTGCAGAATAATTAATTACATAAGTACCAGCTTGTAAGGTAAAGTCATTGTCAACTAAAGTTACAATATTGTCAGCATCATACTGAATAGTATTTAAATCTCTGTTTTGTGTTCCAGCAATAGAGTTACCACCAGCTACAGTTTTAGCTTTTTTATCTACTATTCTAGCGAATGAGCTTGGTGTACCTGTTGCTTCACCTGAACCACCACCTGAATCTTCACCTACTTCCATTAATATAATGTTTGTAGGGACACTAGCACTAGATGGCACAGATGAACTTACTGTTCCACCAAGCATTGCTGTAGCACCATCTTCAGCACCTAGATATAACTCATAACTTACTTCATCAGTTGTGTTAGGTGAATCTAAATAATTAACGCTAAAGCTTTCTGACCATCCTGTTCCATTAACAGGTGTTCCCATAATGGCATTGGTTTCAGTCCCTCTAATCTCTGCAAGATTAATTTGTTCTGCTCCCCTATATAGCTGTATTGCAGTGCCATAGTTGTTTGCACTTACACCAACAGCTCCAGTAACCATAACCATAATTTTACTGTTTGTTGATTTGGGAGTTATTGTTGCAGTTAATCCTGTTACTTTAGTTGTGCTTGGCAAAGCTGATGAACTTTCAAATATGTCAGTTTTTCTAAACTGCTTAACTTGTTTAATTACACCACCACCACCAGAACCACTGCCTATTGCTACAGGCATTTTGGCTTCTCTCCATTTATCAACAGTGGCAAGTTGTTCTGATACTACTTCATAAGTGCTACCAGCTGGAACAATATATAAAGGATTATTCCAATTACTAACTCCTACAGAGCCAACTGCACCTACAACCACATCATCAATCTTAAAATCTACTAAATTGTTTTCATCTCCTGATGGTGAGTAAACTGCAAATTGAACATATAATGGAACATCATTTGTATTTGTATAAACAGTATTTGCTACATTAGTTTTATCTTCCCATACCATTTTTTCAGGAGTGTAACTACCACCACCTGAACCACCACTGACCAATACAGGTTTGTTGTCAAACACTGTTACATCTATTTTAAAAGCATCGGTATAAGCTGAAGTTATAGTTGCAAAATAAAATCTGTTTTTAGTGCTAGTGCCTACTCTATCATCTCTCATAAGTAATGTAGCACCAGTTCCTGAAGTTGGATAAGTAACTAAACCTGTTGCTACATAATTGTCATCTTCAAACAATCCATCTTCAAAGTCAATAAAGTATTTACCTGTTGTAACTTTACCTATTCCTTTAATGCCTAAACCATTGTAAACACCATCCATAGTTGGTACAGCTTCAGTACCTGTTATTTCAGAATTTACAATTTTAGCCACTGCTTTAGCAGTACCATATACTTCTGTAGTACCACCACCACCTGAACTTGCTCCACCTGTGCCTACTTTCTCAATGTCTACTGATGTATAGATAGAAGCACCTGATTGACAGGTATAACCTAAACCATAAGTTATAGCTATTCCTGTATAGTGTTGTATTTGATAAGTATGAGGTTCTGTTAAAGTGACATAATATTTACCACTTGAATAACTTGTATCTGCCGCTAAATATGCAACATCACCTTGTGCTACTTTTACATTATCTGTAACACTGTGTAGGTAACAGTTATGATAATTAACACCTGAACTAGCTGGTGCTTTAAAGTCAATAACATAAGTTCCAGCTTGAAGTGTAAAGTTTAAATCTTCAGATAAAGTTACAATATTGTCAGCATCATATTCAATCTTGTTTAATGTTCTTTGTTGAATACCAGCAATACTATTACCACCATATGTCCCCTGTGGCTTCTCATCTACTATTCTAGCAAATGAACTTGGTGTAGCTGTCTCTGGAGTAACTGCTCTTGTTGTTGCTTCAGCAGTAGCGTTAATACAATACAACATAGCTACGTTACGAGGTCTTGTTTCGTCACCACCTGTTGCGGTTACTGAGCCTCTACCTCCACCACTTGGAGCGGCGGCTGGGGTATTAGAAGTTCCTCCAACTGTACCACCCGTTGGTTTTCTTGGATTTTCTGTTGAATGCGTATGAGCTTTAAACTCATCATCCTGTTTATTACCTACAGGTAATGTATCTGATGAACCTCTAATAAACTCATCTTGTAAGTCAGGTAAGTTGAATGTAGTTGAACCATCACCTTCACCATAAGTATCACCTACTTTAGAATAGAGTAAGCTATATGTAGATCTTGATACGGCTGAACCATCACAATGTAACCATCCTGTTGGAACGCTGTCCATTGCGAAAGGTGCTACCATACCAATAGCTGTTTCTACAGATGGGTTAGCAATAGCTAAAGGCATCTTAGCTTCAGTCCAGTCTCCTATTTGTGTACTACTAGTTACAATCTCATATGTACTTCCTACTGGAATTATATAAAATATAATCCTCTTATCAGTTTGTGCAGCATTTGTAGCGGTGTATGGTCCTTTTGCAACTGTTGTAGCTAGAACTCCATCAACGTGTAGTTCAGCTAATCTGTACCCTGTATCAGAAGCACTCTCAATTGATACATTTATATATAAAGGAACATCATTGTCATTTGTATATACAATATTTTTTTCTCTTTCAGCTTTAACATTTTTCCAAACTATATCTTCTGGAGTATAACCACCACCTGTTACTTCTGTCCAAGTAGCATCTTGTCTGCCATACTGTTTACCATCTACAGGAGCTTCAGGAATACCACCTGAACTTGGGGTTGCAGTAGACATAAATAACTTACCAGCACTGTTAGCAAACACATTTGCAGGATTTGAATTTGTTGTAGAAGATAAATCAGCAATTCTGAATTGACCATTACCATCACCAGTTTTATCTAATACTAGCTTTGTGCTACCATCTAAATACCAAGTGTGACCAGCCATTCCATTATATACAGTTGTATCATTTGCTGGACTATATCCTACACTTGCACCAGTATCAGGACTAGAACCTAAATTAACACCAGAAAATGTACCACTTCCGCTTACCTCTATTCTGCCATCATAAGTAGCTACTCCATCTGCTTCTGTCCATATACTATCGCCACTACCGCCAGCACTTGCTGGAAATGCTTGTAACGCTAATGTATCCCCCTCTAATACTGTTCCCTCACCTGTCTGAAACTCAAAAATAATATTAACATAATCGCCCAGATCATTAACAGTTGATACTTTATAACGACCATAATTAGGACTTTCTACTTGATTTAATACAAGAATGTCATCAGTATTAACGGCAGTAAATTGTCTTACATTACCTTGCTCATCTGTTTTAGATATAAATACTTGATTAGCATCAGCGTATGAATAAGTAAAAGCTGATAAGTTTTGCAGATATATATTACCTGTTTCAGGGTTTCTATTAGGACTTGATGGATAATCTGTTGTGTAGGATGAGCTAAAAAATATGCCCTCTTGTAATGTAGCAATATCAGCGGTATTAGTTGCTACCTTTCCTGATAGCGTTCCAATAGCTGTTGTATTGCTAGTAATATTTGTGTTTTGTGCATCTTGTGTAGCATCTACTTCAGTCTTTGTGTAGGTAGTAGCTTTGTCTGCTTTCTCAAACAGTTTTCCATCTACCTCAACACTACTGTAAGTTTCAGATTTAGTATAGGTATCTGATTTATTAGCTTTGTTATCTAATAATGTATTTGTCTCTGATTTAGTATATAAATTGTCAGCAAACACATCTCCATCAACAGTTAAGTTTCCATCAACATCAAGGATAACTGCTTTTTCAGCAGGATAAGTTTCAAAGACATCTTCTGTGCCTTTAAGATCTATAAGACTTCCTGTGCTAGATGCAATTACGTTTCTTGTTATCTCACCATCTGTTTTAACACCATGACCTACTTCCCATGCGTTACCCTCTATTATGCAGTAATAAACAGTATTGCCATTAGTAATAGCATCCCAATTTTGATATCCTGCCCTATTAGAACCTACAATAATATTACCTGTCCCTACTGTGGAACAGGCAGTTCTTACTCTGTCTTTTAATTGTAATGCCATTATAATTTACCCTATGATAATGTTAATTTTAAGTTTGTTGGTGTTATTTGAAATTGGTCGCCAACAGTAATGTTTTTAGGTTCTACTAATTCTGCAAAATACATTAGATTGCCACCTACTTCAGCATCCATAATACCTACATGAGTTATTGTACCCCATACTGTTGTTGCGATTGCCCATTCCATTTCGTTCGTGTTTTGTGTAACACCATCTGTAGGTGCATCCATTGTAACTGGCAATCTAGTGTAAGTTACTCCTGTTACTTCAGTTCCTGTGTTATCTTTAGTTGGATCTGATGTATATAAAGCTACATATGCCTGAGCAGGTGTAGTGTAAGTTGTTTTTCTTGTTGTAGCATCTATGAGAGCATCAGCAAGATAGTTTGAAAAGTCCATTTTATTAAGTTCCTATTTTAAGTTGAGAGTTGTACTGCTAGTGGTTGAGCTGGGAAAGTTGATTGCTCGTCTGATTTTGTAATACTTGCTAATCCTGCCTTATACATACCATCCCATGTAGCTAGTCTAGGGTCATCCATTAAGAATGGGGCTGACTCTGCTAGTGAAGCATACAATAATAAGTCAGGGCAGACCTCAAGGTATTCGTTAGAGGGAACTGTATCTGACATTGGAGCAGGTATTTTATAGTAGGTCATGTTGCACGTTGTAGCACCAGTTGGTTGTGGAGCTAGTACAAAATTATCAGCAACTAGAGTGTAGTTAATTGGCTGCCCTTGTGCATTTGAACCACCATTTCTTCTGTAGAATTGTGATACTGTTTGAAATGTTAAGGGTATAATTGGGTTAGCCTCCAAGTGTATATCTTGTAATTCTAAGAAATCTGCTGGAGTTGGAACTTTAAATCCAGACGACATACTATATGTAGACTGTTGCAAAGTCTGTCTAAGCCTTAAATCTCTGTTAAGTCTTTTCTCTGCTAACGATATAAACATAGGTATCTGCTCAGTTAGATCTGTCCTAGCCAAGTAACTTGCTATATTGGTCTTTAAATTAGTGTATGAGGTAAATGCTGGCATGGCTTATAAGTTTCCTTTTTTAGTCCTGAAAAATAAATGCTCAGGGTCATTTAACCAAGCAAAAAAACGCTTTTGGTCTAGTACTTCAAATCCTTTCATTATTCCTTGTTTGTTTAAAGCATCCACTGCTGTAAATGGAATACTTGCTACTTTATTTCCCCATAAATTGTCTGACCACTTAGTGTCAGCATTGTTATATTCTTGTTTGTTTCTTTCTATTAAGTCAGTAACATCTTGTGACTGCTTAAAAGTTATTTCATCTTTGTCATTTAATCCTACCGATGTAGTCTTATTGTTATGGTCTTTAAATGATTTCATATTTTCCCTTAAAGGTAATGCCCTCCGAAGAGGGCAATAACTTGATTAAACGATTCCGTTAATCATTGCGTGAGCAGCTTCGTTTTTAACAACGAGTGTGTACTCAACATTCATCATATACTTCTCTGAATCACCAGTCTTAGCTAGTTTAGTCTTTTTGAACGGACGTAAATAAGCTACTGATGCCATGCTAGGGTCTAGGACTAGAGCTACGCCATCGTCTAAGAATCTATCAGGAACTACTGACAATGTACCAAAATCTGACATATAAATATCAGCAGTTGCTACGATTGTTGTAGGCTTGTTGCTTGGAGCTTGAAAACGCTGTTCAGCAATACCAGCAAACTTTGAAACTGCTTGTTTGTTTTTAGGTGAAACCAATAGCATTGATGGTTCTCCACCTGCTTGGTATGCTTCTAAAACAGCTTCGTTTAGTTGGTCTTCAGTAAATGCACCTGCAGCATCTACTACGTTAGTAGTTAGCCATTGTTGGATAGCTTTTAGAGTTCTAGCTGATCCTGTACCACCAGCACCACCTGCTTGGTCAGACAATAGGATAGATTCCATGTCTCGTTTTAGCTCTGATGATGCTTTAGCTAGTTGGTAAGCTGTTTCTGTAGTTCTACCAGCTTTATCTACAACGTCATCTGTTGTTGATACTTGAACAACTTTATCAGAAATCTGAGTCCAGTTTTGGTTCATAGTTGTAGAAGTTAGAGTTGGTGATACCGCATCTGCCCCTTCAACTTGTGCATTAGCTAAATCTACATCTGATAGTGAATCTGTTTGCCATTCATGGACAGTTGCTTTTGCCTTAGTTCTGCCAACTGTTGACATAAATGGTGTTGTTGTTGGTGAAATGTCGTAAATCGCATCTTGTAAATCTTCGCGAATACCGACTGTGTTGTATGTGTCTAATGTTGCCATTGTTAATGTTTCCTATAAAAAGTTTGTAAATACTGAGGTAGCATCGTCCAGACTGCCTGTACCTTTCAGTCGTTTTTTCTGTTTAGTGTAAGTATCTGTATTCGTAACCTTTTTAGTTTTACTTGCCATCTTAGGTGCGCTTTTAAGCTTTTTGTTAACACCCGGATTAGCTTTCTGCAATTTATCA